TAGGCCGTCCGTGGTGATTGTGTGGACGATTACGGCGTCCCCGTCGCGGAGAAACGAGACGAACGCGAGTTGCACTAGGTGGACGAAGTCAAACCGTCCGGCGATGTCGGCGTTTTTGCTCCACCGGGTGAAATAGGCTTCTGCGGCGGAGTTGAAAGCGGGGTCGGAGGTGCGGGCTTGAAACCGGATGGTTCCGACGGTGTACAGGCTCAACCTTTTGAGGATGCCGGCGACCAGTGGGTGGTTGCGTTGCAGGTCGCGGGCCTCCCAGATCAGTTGAACTCGGGAGCGTTGGTTGGTTGAGGTCTCGGGGTGGTTGGAGTTTTGGGAGGGCGTGAGTTTGCGCTCGGCGCTCGGGGTGGCTCCGATCCAAGAGAAAGCGGTCCGTTTGATGCGTTGGAAAAGGTTCATGCGAAGTAGGCGCGGGCGCGGGTTCGAGGGTTTCCGGATGCGGTGCGCTCGGCTTGAACTTGGCAAGCGGCGGAGAGTTCGGTTGCGATTTGTGCTCGGTCGCGTTGCGAGGAAGTGCCGGCGGCTGAAATGGCGGTGTAGGGGTCGGCGAACTCAAGGTTCAGGCGTGCGATGGCGGCGGATAAGTCCGCCGTCGTCATCGCTCGAAAGATGGCGTGGTAGTCAATCTCGTTTGGCATCGGTTCCGAGTTCGGCGGTTAGTCGGATTTCCGGGTGTCCCGTTGCGGCTAAAAGCTGGAGAACTTCAAGGTCGAAAACGTGATTGGCTCGGCGGATCCGTTCCCAAAAATACGTTGCGCGGCCGTAGCTGTCCACTTTTTCGCGGCGTCGCTCGGCGGTGAGTTGGGAGATGTAGTCCTTGCCTGCGTCGGCTGAGTATTCCCACCGGGGTTGATAAGGGCCACCTCGAATCATGGCGCACAAGTGGTCCTTCATAAGTGCCACCGAAAAGAGGAGAAGACGGAGGGGTTTTTTCGTGCGGTTGATTTCGGTGAATGAGAAGAAAAACGGGCGTTTAACTCCGTCGATGGTCCAGCCATCAGTGTTGGGTGTTCCTTTGGTCGGCTTCCACCGGTTCCCGTCGCGGTCTTCGTGGCGTGCGATTGCGGCGTAAACCTCCGAGGTTTCGAAACCGGAGTCGACGAGGACGTTTTGGTTTGGGATTTGGTATTGGGTCTGAATCGGGGGAAGGTCGGCGAAACCGTGAACGCGCCCCCAGTCGATCAGGCGCGAGGCTCCGTCGGTCTGCCATTCGCGGACTAGAAACCAGAGATGGTCCTGCTGAACGTCGACGGTTAGAAAGCGGATGCCGTCGCCGATTTTGCGGAGTGGGTAGGGGGCGGCGCCGGCTTCGACAACCAGCGTGTTTTCCTGCTGCAAGTCGGGAGTCCACGGGAGGCCCAGGCTTTCCCCTTTCCAGATCTTTAGTTTCCCGCTCGAACCGGTCAGCGAGAGGGTTTTTTTGGCTTCGAGAAACTCCTCCACAATCTTTCGCCACTTGATCCAGATTGGGACGAAGGCGTTCCAGTGGTACGAGCGGTGCGAGGCCGGCGCGGTTTCGTTGTGGGCCACCCACCGAAAGTTTGAGAGAAGGCGTTTGCGGTTGTGGGGCGTGTCGTAGTGTCCGAACCCGCAATGGGGGCATTCGATCCGGATTGTCTCGGCGAGTTTGTCGAAGATGAAGTCGCCGTTGGGGCGCGTGGTGCGTTCGTCGGTGTCCCATTTCACAGAGTCCCAGACGGGGGAGAAGTGCTCTGCGCATTGTAGGCAGGCCCAGTACAGGTGGCGCTGGTCACCTTGGAGGAAACTGCGGTGCATTTCGTCGTTTTCAAGGTCGGGCGTGGAGATTTGGACGATGCGGTGGTTCCATTGTGCGCGGACCCTTTTTCGCACGGTGTCGAGGGCGCCGGCGGGGTAGTTCCGCACCTCATCGAGAATCAGCCATCGTACCGGCAAGGATTGGAGTTTGGCGGGAGAGTGGGCTCCGCGGATTGAGAGGTGCATCGTCGAGAAATCCATCGCCGAGGCCTTGTCGGCGGAGCGGTGTTGAATGATGAGGCGGCGGATGGGTTCGGCTGAGATGATCTGGGGTTTGAGTCGTACGCGGTGAAACTCTTCTGCGTCGTCTTGGTTGGCCATCACCCAAAGTGCCGGTCCGGGGTCCTCAGCAATTGCCCAGCAGAGGCAGGTTATGAGCATTTGGCTTTTGGCGGATTGCGCGGAGCACATGATGGTCAGTTCGTCGATTCGGTTATCGGCGAACGCCTCCATGGGTTCAGCGCAAAACGGCGCGTTTGAGATTCTAAAGCGTCCCGGAAGGGTCGTTGTGTTGTCGAGGGTGAGGTGTTGCTCGGCCCATTTCCACGGGGTCGACTGCTTTTTTGCGGAGAAGATCTCCGAGAGGGTGTCGAAGAAAACGCTCATTTTGTGGCGAGGGTTGCCTTTTTTCCGGTGAAGGTTTCCCAACGGTTTTTGATCACGTCGCAGTAGTGCGGGGAGAGTTCCACCGCGTAACAGATGCGGCCGAGTTGCTCGGCGGCGATGAGCGTAGAACCCGATCCGCCGAAAGGTTCGAACATGAGGTCTCCCTTTTTTGAGTGGTTGGTGATTGCTCGGCTTGGTAGCGCGACCGGCTTTTGCGTCGGGTGGACGTAGTCGTTCCCGTTGTCGCGGCGGATTGTCCACACGTCCGAGGCATAGTCTCCGGTGCGTGGCCCGTACCAGTGTTCCGCGCCTCCTCCGCCTTTTTTGTAGCCTTGAAAAACCAGTTCGTATTGGCAGTGGTAGCCAAGTTGTTTCATGACGAAACTCTCTTTCACCCAGATCAAGTGCCTCGGGAGTTGATGCAGGAAGCGGTCGAAAAGTTTGTGGTAGAGTCCGATGTTGGATTCGCCCCCGCAAAAATAGAACCGGGCGGTGGCGTCTGTGGCGACGGTGACGGCGAGTTCGAACGAAAACGGGATAGCGGTAGCGGTGAGATCCCCCTCGATGTGTCCGGTCTTGTTGCCTTGGATGTTGACGCCGTATGGGGGGTCGGTGAAGACCAGTTGCGCCTTTTTCCCGTTCATGACGCGGAGAACATCTTCTCGGCGGGTGGAGTCTCCGCAAAGAAGGCGGTGTTCTCCAAGAAGCCAAAGGTCGCCGGGTTGAGTTTCCGGTTCGGCCGGCGGCTCGGGGGTTTCGTCGGGGTCTTTGTTGCTGTCTTCTGAATCAGCGTCGATCAGGTCGGCGAGTTCGTCGGATGAGAAACCGGTGATGAGGGCGTCTAGGTCGCTTTCGTTGATTGCGGCGAGTTCGAGTTTGAGCAGGTCTTCGTTCCAGCCTCCTCCGGTTTCGGCGAGTTTGTTGTCGGCGAGGATGTAGGCGCGCCGCTGAATCTCGGTTAGGTGGTTTAGACGGATAGCGGGGATTTTTTCGAGGCCGATTTTAAGGGCGGCCATGGTGCGAGCGTGTCCGGCTATGATTCCGTTGTCCTGGTCGATTAAGACGGGCGCGAGAAAACCGAACTCTCGGATTGAGTCGGCGATTTGTTCGAGTTGGGCGCGGTTGTGGAGTTTGGCGTTGCGCGCGTGTGGGATTAGATCGGCGGGACTGATGTGTTCGAGTTTTGGGGTCTGGTTCATGAGTTTTTTGGTTTGCGGAGGTCGGAGGCTTTTTTGGCGGGGTCGTGGATGTTGGTGATGGTCGCGAGGTGCCGGTGGCATTCGGCGCTCTCGGCTTCTCGTGCGAGCGGCTCGGTGGTGAAACTGCCGGCGATGACAAGGACGGGCTTTTGTCCGCTTGCGAGAAGGCGCCGGATCCATCGTTTTTTCTCGGTGTTGTCGTTTTCGAGGGCTTCGGCGATGTGTTGCTTGAGTCGGCTTTTTGGGTTCCGGCTTTTCCCGATGTATCGGACGGCGCGGTCGTTTGGGTCGACTAGGTGGTAGACGTGGTGCATGGGTTAAAAAGGCAGGTGGATTGTTCGCTGGTAGGGGTGTGCGAGGGCGGCGTCCCCTCGGTTTTTGCGGATTCGGACGGCGTCGCCGAACATTCGGCGGAGGAAAAGGGTGTCGGCTTTCTCGGTGTCCTGGGTGCGGTTGGCGGTTTGTCCGCCGGGGCGAAAGAACGTTGATCCCGGCTCCTGCGCGAAACAAAAGCGCGAGTCTTGGTAGCTTCGGCGGTGGAAGTAGGCGTTGAGTAAGTTGATCCAGTGGCTCTCGGCTGCGGTCGTCTTTTCTGTAAAGTACAGGCTCGAACCGGAGAGAATGCCGAAAGCGGAGGCGTTGATGTAGCCTGAGAGGCGGATGGGTTTGTGGGGGTAGTAGTGTTTAGCGTTTGGCCAATTGCTGAACCCGAAAAGGAAGCATCCTGCACGGCGCGCGCTGGTAGCGGTTGCTTGGATGAGTTCGCGGGCTTCCTCCGGGCTGAGGTGGGTTTCGCGGTTGTTGCCTGGTAGGTAAAGGCGGGAAACAAAGGCGATGTCATCGTCGAGCATGAAGACCGATGGCCACCGGTCGAGGATAGTCTGCCTTTTGTGCGCTAGGTTGCGGGTCGGCGCGTGCGTTAGGATTTCGACGTCGGGGTTGTGCCGTCGGTAGGCGTCGGCCTCCGCTTCGGGAACGAAGAGACGGGCGCCGGAGATTTTGGTCAGGACGGAGGCGGCGCGGCCTCGGCTTGGAATGATTATCGGGAGGTCCATGCGGCGCGGAGTTGGGAAACGGTGGTCACGTTGGCGGATTGGAACTTTTGGTCTTTGTAACTCTGGCGGGGTTCTTCGAGGCCTAGAACGTGGCGGAGCCATGCTTCATCGACTGCGTTATCGCAGACGATGAGAAACGCCTCCTGTGTTTCGCCGTACATGGGCACTAAAGGCAGGGTTGGGTTGGTGATTTTGGCGAGTTGGCGTTCGAAGTCGTCCGGTTTTTTTTCCGGTTGCTCGTCGGTTTCGTCGGTGGCGGCTTCGATCTCGGCGCGGGAGAGTTTGCGCGATTGCCCGTGAATCAGCGTTTGGATCTCCGAGTCTGTGAATCCGGTTTCGAGTTCCGGCATGGTCGAAAGGTCAGCGAGTTCCCCCCGGAGAATCTCGAGGTCCCATCCTCCACCAAGTTCTGCGAGTTTGTTGTCGGCGATGGCATAGGCGCGGGCGTCGTCGGCGGAGAGGTCTAGTTGGATTGTGGGGATTTTCTGAAGTCCGGCCTCGATTGCGGCGCGAGTTCGACCGTGTCCGGCGAGAATCATTCCGGCGGAGTCGATGAGAACGGGCGCGGTGAATCCGTAGCGGAGTATTGAGGCTTTGAGTTTGGCGATTTGGTCGGGGTCGTGCCTCTTGGCGTTTTTTGGGTTCGGGGTGAGCGTTCGAGGGTCTTGGTTTTTGATTTTGGGTTTCATGGTTTGATTTTACGGGTGCGAGGTTTGCGAGGTTTGCGAGGTGGTACGGGTGTTGGGGCGGTGGTTTCGGTGGATTCGGTGCGGGCCATTTTCTCGGCCCATTGCTGGATTGCGGCGTAGGTGTCTTCGAGTGCGGCGGTGATTTCGCGCTCGATTTCGGCGGGTTCGAGTCCGGCGAGGCGTGAAGCGAGAGCCGTTCCCATCCTGAGTTGCAGGCGGCGGACGGTGTCGAAACTCTGGAAAAGACAGCGGCGGACGTCGTCAACGTGCATGAGTTCGCCTTTTGCCTGGGCGACCTCGATTTCCATCTTCTCGATCTTGAGCTGGATCTGTCGGCAGGTGAGGCGGGCTTTGTCGAGGGTTTCTGCCTCGTCGACCTCCTTTCCATTTTCTCGAACCCATTCCCGCCACGCGTTGATTGGATAGAACCCAGAGCCAGTTGGGCGAGGGGCTCCGGCCTTTAGCCAGAGTCGTATTGTCTCCCGGTTGGTGTGGAAGATTCCGGCGAGGTCTTGAAGCGATTTTGCGAACTGCTCCTTTGGGGCTGCTCCGTTTTGGTCGGCGAAGTATTTCTCCACCTGCGCGATTTCTGAGCGCGAGAGGGGCTTCCCCGCTTTCTGACGTTCGAGAAGGATTCGGACGTTCTGCGCGGCCACTCTCGAGGCGATTGGGGGCGGTTGCGGCGGGGTTTCGGTTTCGGTTTTCATCTGTCAATGTGGTTTTATTTATTCACACAGGCGCTTCGTTCGGTGCGTCCCCGCAAACTTTTTAGCCATAGGGTAAAAGATTCCTTAACTGGGGGGGGTGTGAGGCGCGGTTTTGTCCCCGCCTTTGAGGTGACGGCGCGGGCTGGGTCAGCGACCGCCCTTCGACCGTGGCGCGCGTCGAGCAGCAAGGGGTCGTGCGCGCGTCGAAACTTGGCGCGAGGGTCAACGGTGCTGATGTGTCTTTTCTTTTCGTTTTTCCTGCCCTGCCGCCCTCCCACCGCCCCACCCCACACCTTTTCCCCTCTCTCCCCCTCTAAGGGGGGGAGAAGGGGGAAAAGTGTGGGGATGGGGCGTGGGGAGGAGCGAGGCATAAAAGGGAGAGGAGGGTTGTTTATTAGTTGTTTTATTCGGGGGCGTCCTCTCGGTGACGTTTAGGTACGCGGCTTTTGAACTTGCGCGAAGGGTTGAAAGTTCCGGCGGCTTTGCCCTCTTTTTCCTCGGCTTCCGGCGGGGGCGTTGTGGCGTACTGCCAGAAGATTCCCTCGGTGGAGTGGTCGATGCGGATCTGTGCGGCGAGGTTGCCGGAGGAGTCGACCATGCCGGCGCGGCGCCCCCGTTTACAGAGGGTCAGGCGGAAGGCTCCTTGCTGCTCTTTTACCGTCGGCTCCCTCTGAAGGATGGCGATTTCCCGCGACCAGTTGGTCAGCTCGGATGAACCGGCGCCAAGGTAGGCCATCTCGGAGTGGTTCTTGTTGGCTTCCTGCTTGGGCTTGGCGGTGTGGTGGACAATGACCACCACCGCCCCTGTTTCCTCGAGAATCGGTTGGAGGGTGTTACGAAGGAAAAGCGACATCGCTTTCTGGTCTGCGACATCGTCGCCAAAGAAAGCCATAAGGGGGTCGAGGATGACGACCTCGAGTCGGTGCTCTTTGATGAGTTGGCGGAGGATTCCGAGAAAAGGCGCCCCCGTTTTCGTGTTTTCGCGAAAGAAAAGCAGGTTTGCGTGGAGTTGGTGGTGGGCGTCGCTTGTCCCTCGCTTTTGTTCGCAGAGCCATTTGAGGCCACCCCGGAGGGCTTCGTGGACGTCGCCCCAGTCGTTCTCGGCTTGGATGATTCCGACGCGGAGAGGCGATTGGTTTGGGTTGGCGATGCCGAAAAACGGGGTGGCGGTTGCGAGGGCGATTGCAAGCTGAATCACGAACGAGGATTTCCCAACGCCGGAGGATGAAACAAGGGTGAGACTTCCGGCTTTGCAGAGCCACCGGCTGCCGAGAATGCAGGTGGGGTCCGGCTGGATTGGGACGGCCAGAACATCGGTCGGGCTAAAAAGCTGGGGAAGGTCGCGGCGGCGGAGCCATTCTTCAAACTCCTCCCAAGATTCGGGTCCAGTGCGGCCGGCGATAAGGCGTTGGATGGCTGCGCCCCTCTCACAACCAGGCAGTCGAGAGAATCGGCCGGGGTTTTTGTTGGCGGGGCATGGGTGCGCGTCCTCGAGGTATTGGTAAACGGCGTCACGGCGGGCTTCCCATGTGTGCCGGTCGGGGGCGTCGACGCGGACCCATCCGTGGTAGGAGCGGCCACCGGAAGAGATAATGGCGGTCAGCGGGAGGTTTGAGGCGCGGAGGATGTGGAGCTGCTCGGCTTCGGGGAGGTCGTCGAACTCGATCAGGACGTGCCGGTAGGCGGAAACGTTCTGGTCGGCGCCGGTCTGCGCCCCCGATTTGTACGGGTTGATTCGAATCCATCGGCCACCGGCTGAGGGCGAGGTGAACGGGTTTGATCCGGCTTCGATCTGCTCGATGAACCAAGCGCTGGTGCGGAACGTCCCGTGGGAACCGGGGCGGTGTTTCCCGTCTTCGGATTCGGCGGCTTGCGTGCAAATGCAGACGATTTCCTCGGGGTCGAACGCGGCCTTGAGAAGTGCGACGGCTTCGGCGGGGTTTGCGCCTCCTGCGTGGTGCTCGGCGGGAGGGGCTGCGGTGCGCGAGACGATGAATCGGCCGGTTGCGGAGACGGTGGCGCGGGCGATGTCTAGCTTGGCACCTCGGGGCGTCGAGTGCGGCTTGGTCGCGGCTTGATTGATCTTGTGCTCCAGTTCGCGAGGGGACCACGGCGGGGTGCAGGTGGCGTTCCACTCGGTGAGGATTCGGAGGGCGTCTGACTCCGGCAGGGCGAAGTCGTGAACGAGTACGCGGGCTAGGTCGTAGGTGGTGGAGTGTCCGTTTTGGCCGGATACGGCGCCGGGTACCTTTGCGGCGTAAGCTCGGGCTCGGTCAAGGGGTGTCAGCATTTAGTCTGAGGGCGTTTCGAAGTTGTAGGTTTTGCGCCGTGAGGAGCGCGACTAGGTCATCTGGTGAACCGTTCCGGCGGAGTTCGTCGGGAATACTGGGGGCGCCCCCGTAGTTAGGGAGCGTTTTGAGGCGTCGGGCGGCTTCGAGTAGAAGTTCGGCTCGGGCATCGTCGGTGGTTGCGAGGGCTTCGAGCATTCCGGCGAGGATTCCGGGGGCGATGTTGTGCAGGTTCACGGCTGCACCTCCTCGACCTTTTTCGTGGCGTCACGAAAATGATCTATCGAGGAATCCTCGGTAGCTGCTTCCCATTTGCCCAGCGTGTGGAGAAACGCCTCTGCGCGTTGGCGTGCGGTGGCTTTTGCGCAGGATGGCTGAGTGTCGCCTAGGTGTACGCAATAAATATCCCACTCATCAAAGGTGGTCAGCACCTTCTCCGCCTCGTGCATCGCGTTGAGGTCGGAGCAGTAGTCTGGATATTCTCGAACCCGAATACCTTTGTCGTCAATGTGGACTACTGGTTTTACTCCCCAATTACACGCCTCAGCGATGGCGGCGTTGATCTGTTCGTTGGTCACGGCTGCACCTCCTCTAACGTCGGCACCAACTCCCTCAGAATCTCGTTCTGCCGCATGCTCGCTGCCATTGCTGCGTCCCACGCTGCCCTCGCTGCCCTCGCTGCGTCCCTTGCTGCCCCCGCTGCGGCTCTCGCTGCGGCTCTCGCTGCGGCCCCCGCTGCGGCCCATGCAATAGCCAACTCCTCATCCGTCGCTAAACCATCTGCGTGTCGCTCCGCAACCTCAACCGCATTTCGACTGCGCTCATCCGTCAACAAATGCCAAATCTCACGCACACAACGACAAGCGAACTTGCGCAGCACGTTGTCTGGCAGCACTCGGCAAGCCAGCCAAATACGCCAATCCGGTTTGAGGTCGTCGCGCAACCACAACTCAGCCACAGTCTCGCAACCCGTTGCCAACGCCCAATCTCGGCCATCGTCGCAGGCGTCGTTTTTGTCGAGGAAATCGGAAAGCGCACTCACGGCTGCACCTCCTCTAGCTTCAGCTTGCTTGTGACTGTGGGACGGACGACTCCGACATGCTGGAAGATTTCAACAACATCAAACCAGTTTCTGTTTTCCTCGCGTTTTAAGCAGTTGCACGATTCATCGAAGCACTCTTTTGCTTCTGTCAGGATTTCCTTTTTGACTTCGCGCATCGACTTAAACGGCCCTTTGAGCCCATCTTCGCCGGATTTGTAGTAGTACTCACTCACGGCTGTACCTCCTCCCACTTGCCCACCGTGCGAAGAAACGCCTCTGCGCGTTGACGGGCGCTGGCGTGGAAACAAATTGCTCCTGCCATCCTTTTAAGTTGCGCCTCCATTCGGTAAAGCGACTTTCCTAAAGTTGCCTCCGCCTCGTGCATGGCGTTGAGGTCGGTGCAGTAGTCTAAAACCTCTTCTAACATTCCCGCATTTTCTCCAACCCATACATTCGGGTTCAACGGATGTCGGTGCAGATTCTCCCATCCGCAAGCGGCTGCAATAGCCACGTTTATCTGTTCGTCAGTCATAATTGCTTTGTTGGTTTCGTTGCTGAATAAGTTACTGATGTTTCGCGGCTCCAGAAAATCTCCTTGCCGCATTTGTCGCAGTCGTCCGCTCCTTGCTCGTCTTGGAAACCATGCCCCCATTCGGGCGAATCATCGTGGCAGTGGCCACAGTGCGGGCAAACGATGACGGTTTGATTGAGTGTGTGGTAACTCACGGCTGCACCTCCTCCCACTTGCCGAGCACACGGAGGAATGCCTCTGCGCGTTGACGGGCTGTTGCTCTGATTGCTTTGAAAGAGCTACCGCACATTTCATCCAACAATGCGTAATACATCCAATGCTTACTCTCTGGCGTAAAAATCATCTCCGCTTCGTGCATCGCGTTGAGGTCGTGAACGTAGTTTGGGATTTGTTTGAGAGGTGTCCTGTTG